AAAGCCTTGTTCCAAAAATCTTTGTTGACAAAACAGTTCAGTTTTGATACAATACGAACTATCATTAATACCGCCAAAGGAGAACAATGAGATATACAACAGAAACACAACTTAAAATTTTAGAGCTATTCAAACATGGTTACTCTGGTCGGCGTATTGCTAGAGAGTTGCAGATCAGCAAGAGTGGCGTAAATCAATTCTTAAACAATTCAAAACAACACGGTGATGGCAAGGGTCCACGAATCTTGTTTATAGACCTAGAAACCTCCGCAGCACTTGCATATTGCTTTGGCAGGCATAAGGTCTTCTTAAACCAAGATAGCATCCATACAGAAGGTGGAAAGATTCTTGTAGCTGGATACCGATGGCTAGGGGAAGAAAAATCTACAGTAATTTACAACAAATCAGAGATTCGTGCAAGTCAAGACTATCTGCTCTGTTCTTTACTCTGGGATTTATTCAATGAAGCTGATGTGGTGATCGCTCATAATGCCCGTCAATTTGATGTAAAAATGCTTGAAGTTCGATGCCTAGCTAATGGTCTTCCTCCACTGCCCACTGTGCAAGTGATCGACACTCTAGAAATTGCTAAGAAAAAATTCCGATTCCCTAGCAACAAGTTAGACTCGCTAGCTGCGTATCTCGGGATTGGTCGTAAGGTTGTTCATTCTGGAATTGACCTCTGGGTAAAAGTCCAGCAAGGCGATGAAAAAGCTCTGGCAGATATGGTAGAATATTGCGAAGGTGACGTTGACTTGCTCGTGGAAGTATTCCTTACTCTACGTGGTCGCGGACTTGTCTCTGCATTCAATGCTGCCTTGTACTATGACGATGACCTCATGCGTTGTCGTGCCTGTGGTAGCCACCATCTTGAATATACTGGACGAAAAGTAATGACACCCTCCGGTGTATATAATGAGCTACGTTGTCTAGAATGCGAAACAGTTCAACGAGACAAGCAAAATCAAACCACTAAATTAAAACGCTCTAAGTTGCTTTCCGCACCGAAGGCATCTTAATATGAAACCTCCGGTGTAGCTACCGGAGGTTTTTCTTTTGGAGAAACAAATGAAGATAAAAATTCTATGTTGTAGTGACAGCATGTTGTGGTATAATTCGCTAATTGGTGAGGTAATGCAGGTCGTCAGGATTACACCAGATCGATACTGGTGTAAAGAACCTAATGAATATGGTTGCCTTAATTTTGTCTTAATCAAAGATTGTGAGGTGTATAGTGAATAATATTGATAAACTACAAAAAGATATCCATGATAGTAATGCAGTGGCTGGGTGGTGGACCGATCTAGAAACAGGTACTAATCTCGCTGATGAAGCGCGGAGAGGTTCCCGACTTGGTAAGGCTATTGTGGCAGAAAAACTCTGCTTGATTCACAGTGAGGTATCTGAGGCAATGGAAGGTGCGCGCAAAAATCTACCAGATGACAAATTACCCCATCGTCCAATGATTGAAGTTGAATTGGCAGACGCTGTAATTCGAATTCTGGATTTGTGTGGAGCACTAAATCTTGATCTTGAGGGCGCAATAAACGAAAAGAGAGCGTACAATTCTAAAAGAGAAGACCACAAGATCGAAAACAGAAAGAAAGTCAATGGTAAAGCATACTGAGCTATTGAACCAAGGAAAAGGAGGTTAGAATGCAATATAGAGGTAAGGTGTATAAGTTAGAACAAGCGCAAGCCGGTGAGAGTGCCTGCGGGCAATGTGCTTTCAATCATGAGACAAGTGCCTGTGATCTTGCAGGCCAAACATGCGGGGACCGTGGATTCTTCGTTGAAGTCAAGTCAGCCCTTGAACAAATTACCAAGTTCAAATCCGATGGTGGTAGCTCAGATTACTACAAACTGAAAATCAAACGTGCAAGTGATGGTCAAGAATTTGAATGCGAAATGGGTGATGTAATCTACTCAGTATTCGGTGGAGACTTCGATCTTGGGAATATCGTGAAGGCATGCCGTCGAATGTACCTTGATACTCAGGGTGCAGGCAAGGATGGAATTGATGCAGAATATGATGGAAAGAAAATCGAATGGTTTACCAAGGATTTTCTACAACGTGTAAATAGTAAAGGAGAATGATATGACAAAGAAAAAAGAAACAGTGACTAAAGAGAATACTGCACCAGCAGTCACTTACAAGCGTGGTGATGAATTTGAATTCCGTGGGAAGCAAGTGAAGGTGGTTGAAGTGATTGAACCTGATCGCCTGCATTGTAAAAATTTACAAGCTCCATACGATTCATTTATTGTACTAACAAATGAAATTGAGTGATTACTTATATTATGATGTAAGTTCTCCAACATTTTTGCGATGGAAAGTTTCCAAAGGAAAAGTCATGGCGAATGCAGTCGCCGGATATCTTGGGCTACGTAAAGAAGAAAAAGATTATGGGTATATTAAGCTCCAAGGAAGACGTATACCAATAGCACGGGTCATCTGGGAACTTTTCAATGGGCCAATCCCCAATGGGATGGTGATCGACCACTTAGATGGAGATAAATGGAATAACCGTATTTCTAATTTAGCGGTGAAGACCCGTCAAGGAAATACCCAGAATTTAGAAAGGCGTTCAGATAATAAATCTGGTATTCCGGGAATTTGCATCAGACAGCAACGGAAAGGTAAATATGTATATAATTATATATTTGCCTATATTGGTAACGGAACTAATAGAACTAAAGTATTTTCCATTGACAAACTCGGGTACGATGAGGCTTTAAAACTTGCCATACGGTGGAGATTACAACAGGTTGAAATTTTAAACAGTCAAGGACATCAGTACACCAGCCGACATATTAAAGCATGTCATAAAATAACAAAGGAGAAATATGAATAGTCATACAAAAGTTAAAATCGTAGGTTACACCCAGCCCGCAGAAGATTTCAAAGAATCTTTTTCAGGTGTTAAAGAGTTGGTGGCGTTCTGCGCTCGGGTTTCAAACCCATCTAATCAATTCAATAATGAGACTGCAGATAAACTAATCAATTATTTAATCAAGCATCAACATTGGAGTCCGCTAGAAATGGCCTCTGTTACTCTGGAGATTGAAACTACACGGGACATTGCACGACAATTACTTCGCCACCGAAGTTTTTCTTTCCAAGAATTTAGTCAACGATACGCTGACCCAACGAAAGATATGCAGTTTGTCCTACGGGAAGCTCGGCTACAAGATACGAAGAATAGGCAAAACAGTATTGAAATTGACGACCCACATCTGCAGACTACATGGAATGCCTTTCAGCAAAACGTAATTGATGCTGCGATTCAAGCCTATAATTGGGGGATCAAAAATGGAATTGCGAAGGAACAATGTCGTGTAGTCTTGCCAGAGGGAAATACAACTTCTCGTTTATACGTTCAGGGGACAATTCGCTCGTTTATCCACTATATCCAGGTGCGGAAGGATGAAAGTACGCAGAAGGAACACCGTGATGTAGCAAAAGCAGTTGCCGAAGCAATTTCAAAGGTATTCACAATTTAACTAGATTTTATTGGGAAGGTGTAGTATAATTGAGTTCTACGTCTTTCCTCTATCAAAAGGAGGTAGCAATGAATATTGCAGCACTGTGTATTGTAAGCGTTTCAGAACTTGCAAAGGTAAAGCCAGAAATCACTTATGACTGGATTGAGAACAACAGGGATGAATTCTTAGATATTCTGTACTCAATCGGTATGAATACTAAGCAGCCCATTGAACGACAAGATAACTTACACCATCGTAATCGGTTTAATGAATTGGTAGTGTGTGACAGATACGTAGGAAATGAACGAACAGACCCTGAATGGATCAAATCTGGATATGCCAGCCAAGAAGCCAAGGACAAAGCAACAGGGTCAAAACTATTAGCAGATTTGTATCGCCTACGTGGCGCGGTAGAATAACAGGAGAATTATGGAAATCAAGCAAGACACAAAAGAAATGATGGCCCAATCAAAATTTTACATGGGCTATTCAAGATGGGTAGAATTAGAGCAACGTTATGAAACTTGGGAAGAATCTGTTGGTCGTGTCATGCAGATGCACCGTGAGAAATACAAAGACCGAATGACCCCAGCACTAACCGCAGCTATTGACTTCGCAGAAGAAGCCTACAAGGAAAAACTAGTGCTGGGGGCACAACGTGCCTTACAGTTCGGCGGTGAACAACTATTCAAGCATAATGCTCGTATGTATAACTGTTCAGTGTCACACTGTGATCGTCCTGCGTTCTTCCAAGAAGCGATGTATCTGTTGCTTTGCGGTTGTGGTGTAGGATTCTCGGTGCAGAAACATCACGTTAACAAGATTCCAGCTATTCAAAAGCGTAGTGAAAAGCGTGTAAAGGTATTCACCGTACCCGATACGATTGAAGGATGGGCTGATGCATATGGTGTGTTACTTTCCAGCTATCTAACTGAAGGTGCGACATTCCCAGAATATCAAGGTGTGCAGGTTCACTTTGATTTTAGCCTGATCCGTCCAAAGGGTGCAATGATTTCTGGTGGCTTCAAAGCTCCCGGTCCTGATGGTCTTCGTGAATCATTGGTGAAGTGTGAGAAACTGTTAGAGAATCTGGTAGCTGGGAATAAGGCCAAGGTCAAGATTCCTACTATTGTTGCGTATGATTTTGTTATGCATATGTCAGACGCTGTACTATCTGGTGGTGTTCGTCGCAGTGCAACAATCTGTCTGTTTGATAAAGACGATCAGGATATGCTAAAGGCTAAGACTGGAGATTGGTACGTAACTAATCCCCAACGTGGTCGTAGTAATAACTCAGTAGTTCTACTCCGTGATCAGCTAACCCGTGAAGAATGGGCAGAGATTATGAAGTCAGTGAAGGACTTCGGAGAACCCGGATTTATTTTCACAGACAACCTAGAGTTCTGCTACAATCCTTGCGTTGAAATTGGTATGCTGCCTACTGCAGAAGATGGTGAGAGCGGATTCCAGTTCTGTAACTTAACGGAAGGCAATGGTGGTAAGTGCGTAGACATTCCTACATTCCACCGTATGTGTAAGGCTAGTGCTATCCTCGGGACTCTGCAAGCAGGCTATACTGATTTCAAGTATCTAACTGATGCGACTCGACGTATTACTGAACGTGAAGCTCTGATTGGTGTGTCAATTACTGGCTGGATGGCTAACCCTGAGTTGCTATTCAACGAACAGAATATGATTGATGGTGCTGAGATTGTCAAGCAAGTGAACAAGGAAATTGCTGCACTGATTGGTATCAATCCTGCTGCACGCACTACTTGTGCAAAGCCTTCTGGCAATGCTTCGGTGATTCTCGGAACCGACTCAGGTATTCACGGGGCACACTCTCCGTTGTATTTCCGCAACGTTCAGATGAATGAGCATGACGAAGTAGCCAAGATCATTGCTGAAACGAATCCTAAGATGGTTGAGAAATCTGTCTGGAGTTCTAACGGTACTGACGTTGTGGTAAGCTTCCCGATTACGAGCAAGGAAGGTTCACTGTACAAGGATCAACTCCTTGGTGTGAAGCAACTGGAATACGTAAAGAAAGCACAGCAATTCTGGGTGGAACATGGGACAAACGCTGACCTTGGGGTAGACAAGAATCTGCGTCACAATATCAGTAACACAATCACTGTTGACAACTGGGATGAAGTCGAGCAGTATCTGTTCGATAATCGACAGTGGTTTGCAGGAGTCTCACTCCTAAGCTCAATGGGTGATCGTGCGTATGCTCAAGCTCCATTTACTGAAGTTCTGACACCACAACAGATTCTAGATCGTTATGGTGCAGCCAGTATGTTTGCATCAGGACTAGTTGTTGATGGGCTTCATGCATTTAATAACAATCTCTGGATGGCTTGTGATACGGTGATGGGCTTTGGTCTGAAGATTGATCCTGAAAACTCTGAAGACTTACTGAAGCGTGATTGGATTCGTCGTGCCACGAAGTTCGCTAATAACTTCTTCGATGGGGCTGTGCTGGAAATGACTTTCTGCTTAAAGGATTGTTTCAATCTGCACAAGTGGGAATCTATTAATCGTAGCTACAAACCAGTTGACTTCAGTACACAGCTATCTAAGCAAGTGTACACTGAGGTTGATACAATGGGTAGTCAAGCCTGTGCAGGTGGGGCATGCTCAGTGACGTGGTAAGAAAAGAAATAATTCAAGCCTATGCAGCAGGTGAGGATATCTTGAAGGTGCGGGAGCTAGTCTCCCCTCCTTTAACAACATATATGTTGTATAAAATACTTGAATTAGAAAATATTCCACTACGTGGAAAAATGACACGCAGAAATCCAGTAGGTGAAAATACGAAGTTAAGATGCAATGGTTGTCGTGTTGAAAAACCCGCAACACATTTCAGTAGGCACAAGGCGACTGTCACAGGCTATGACACCTCCAGATGCAAGGACTGTAAAAAGTCAGAAAGGCAATGGGCTGATCTGCCAATAGAGAAACGCATCTATAATAGAGTCAAAGCAAGAGCAAATAAAAATGGCATTGCTTTCAATCTGGAACTCTCTGATATAGTTCTTCCTGAAGTATGTCCGGTATTTAATGTCCCATTTATATATGGGCATCCACACTGGACATATTCCCTAGATCGTATTGATCCAAAGCTTGGATACGTAAAAGGAAATATTCAAATTATTTCCAATAGAGCTAATGTTCTAAAGAACGATGCTACACTTCAAGAAATTGAAAAATTACTCCTATGGATGAAAACTCTTGAAAAGGAACCTAGTGTTCCTTTTTGGAAACAAACTTGGTGAAGGAACATATGTTACAACTAAACAAATACTCAGCCGTCTGGTGCCAGCCGTGTCGCACTCTTTCAGCAAATCTGGGTCAAATTGACTTGGATGCAGCAGACATTTCTCTAAATGAATTCGACGTTGATCTACTGGAGCGCTCTGTATTGAAAGACTTAGGCATTCGTGGTGTACCAACACTTATTCTTGTTCGTGATGGTGTAGAGATTGGTCGCAAGACCGGTGCTTTAACTCCTGATGAACTTAGGAAATTCTTAATGATTGGAGAATGACATGCACGCATTCCCTTGGTACGTTGACCTTATCTTTGCTGCAATGGCCTTGATGGCCTCATGGCAGTTCTGGGCTGCACTGACAATTGCTATCGCTGCAGTTGTCGCGTGGTTCAAGCGCAAGTAACCGGTTGACAGCCACAAAAATTTGATGCACAATAGACCCCATTGGAGAAATCCTTTGGGGTTTTATTTTTATGAAAAGGAGTAAATATGAAAGTTCACGAACTAATTGAGCTACTGAAACAGAAGGATCCAAATGCGATGGTAGTCATTCCGGGGTATGAGGGAGGACTTGATGAAGTAACAAATGTTGGAACAACACATTTAGCTCTGAATGTGAATTCTGCGTGGTACTACGGAGAGCATGAGGCCAGTGAAGATCAAAGCCTCCCTGTTGGGTGCTGCCTTACTTAAAGAATACCCATGGATAACACCAAACCTTGTGAAAAATGCAAACACTCCGATCAAGGAACTATCCACGGGTATCCTTGGATGACTTGCACGAAGAACTGGAGTGATAAAGTCAATGGAGTATTCTGGGGAGTGCTGAAGAATACCTGCGCCAATTTTGTTGAAAAGAAGGAGTAACTATGGAAAAAACATTCGGAGCAATCACTGGAATACTTCTAAGTATATGTGTCCTACTTATGGTATTTGGTTTTGTCGGGTGTGTTGCCAGCATCAAGGAACACGCAAGACTGCAAGAAGAGATGCAGGCAGATGACTGTAAATCTATCTCCAAAGTAGAGACTGGTAAAACGATATACTGCGGGAAGGCATGCTGGAGAAAAGAAACACGGGAAGAATTTAGCTGCAAATCTGGTATCAAAATCATTGTTGAATAAGGAGTAACTATGTTTGAAATTTTTAAGCAAATGAAGATTCGTCCCAAGAAGAAAATCCCCATGGTTGGTGAACCGGGATTGCCTGCACATGAGTCCAAGCTTCGACCATTAACTCAGGTTGAGATTCATGGGAAGCTTGGTGTAAAGGTCATAGAATTGGTTACAAAATTGAAAGCTAAATAATGTCACACTATTGCTGTAAACGGTGCGGGCAACGCTACGATAATTGCGACTGCAAACCACTAACTACTACGGAGAATAAGCCAATGACAAAACCAATCACACCAGACGAAGCCATCAAGTCTGCAAAACCAAATATTCCACCTGAAGTATTTGAAGTGTTCAATGAATTGATTATCAAAGGTATGCAATCAAACGGTGTATCTTACGTCGGCCAGAACGAAGCAGTGATGGCAGTTGCAACAAAACTGATGATTACCAGAGCAGAAGCATTCAGTCGTAAACTTCTAGATGTAGAAGAACACTATCGCAAAGCAGGATGGGATGTGGAATATCGCAAACCACCTTATTATGATGACTCTGACCCAGATTTTATCTTCAGAAAATCTTTCAGCAACTAAATGTAAGCACCCATAGAAAAACCCCGAGTACCAATCACGGTATCTCGGGGTTTTATTTTGGTTATTGCTTTGATTGATTATCAAGTCTGAACTTATCCAGTTTGATTTTTACTTCATCATACTGACGGTAGCAAGTCTTCAGTTCTGTCTGCAGTTCGGCAGTCTCTGCAGAGAGCCTTGTAAGAAAGATTGCGTCTGGGCGATATAATCGCAATCCAGTAGCTCCTTCGGTGCTTTCTGCATTACTGGTACTTCCGGCACTACTGCCATTGCTGGCGGGACGGTCGGGGCGTGATGACAAGCTAGCAGTGAGAGCAGCAACCCTAGCATTAAGAGTCTGAATTTTAGCATTTCTATCCTTTTCTATTTGTGCAACCTGTGTCTTGAGTTCAACTGCAGTCGTATTGGCCTTGTCTAAAAGCTTAAACTTTTCCTTGGCATACTCTAGTTCCATCTGTGATGTAGCCTGTACGACTGCGAGGCTCACTTCATGCTTATGCCAAGCAAATAAGCTAGCCAGCACAATAAGCACGATAGTCAGTTTAGCTTGCCATCCTGCAAAGAAATTTACGATTGACCCAAGCATTGTTTATACTCCTGTTGTCTACGGTTGGTTAATCCCTGTAGTGGTTTACCTTTGAACTTATTCCACTTAAGGATTTCTCGGCAAGCACCTTCATAGTCATACGTATTCAGTTTACGAACCAGTGTGCTATTGCAGAAAGCTTGTCCACCGATGTTATATGTGAGGCTCACATAGGCGTCATACTCATATTGCATTAGTGGGACTTTGACACAAGATTTCACTTGCCGCTCAAACATATTGACTTTATTACCCAGTAGTTCTGTTGCTGCTTTTCGGGTAATAGTATCTCCGGGTTTAACCTTTGATCCGTCAGCATAAGTGGTGCTTCCATATCCGATTGTTGGTACATCACCGGGCACTGGAATATAAGCCTTATCTCTGTAGCCTTCATGCATGGCTATACCACCAAGACCAGCTACTGAAATAGCTAACGCAATAATAGGCTTTCTTAGTTTATCTGATATAGCCATGATTCTTCCTTACATAATTCCAAAAAACTTTGCAGCGAATAAAGCAGAGGCACCAACTACTGACCAAACCGCAGCGTAAATCCACGTAACAGCTTGTTTGGTTAGCGGTTGTTCTTTCTCAAGAGCGTCAACCCTTGCTTCAACCTTTTCAGCCTTATCCTGCATCTTATCGAGCGTAGCACTTAGACGATCATACGATTGATTCATGTAAATCTGTCGTTCTTCCATTTGCACTAGCTTTGTAACAGCAGCAGACATTTCTTTCATACTATCCTTCATAGTATCTCTCAGATCGCTAACGTCATTCTGCATAGAGTTGATACGTTCTGCGATTACCTGAATAGTGGCATCATCGTTTCTGCGGTTTTGTTCTTGAGTCATCTTATTCTGCTTCTACCTGATTAATAACAGGAGCCACGAAGGCTCCGTCTACATATGTCCAACCAATACCAATGTGTGGTATATTGGGTGAATCATTTACACGGAGTACGTGGTCCCAATCGTTTTGAATCAACGGAATAAAATCGTCATCAGCAATAATGATATTCTCAACAACCCCTGCACGAATAAGTGCATATTGTAATTCCATGATTTATCTCCTTATTCAAACCACCAAATTCTTACAAAACCTGATCCGCCAGTACCTCCGGTGCTGCCAGCACCACAACCACCGCCTCCACCAGAACCGGTATTAGCATCGGCATTGCCACCATTAGCAACAGCGGATATTGTAGCACCAAACGCACCGTCGCCGCCTCCAGATGACCCGCTGCCAGCAACACCAGCACTACTCCCAGCGCAGGCAGCACCACCTCCGCCGCCACCTTTGCCCATTACACCAATACCTCCACTGCCTGCCACTATAGAGTTACCAGATGCATTATGACCAGAAAATCCACCAGCACCACCCGATGTTCCTTTCGCTCCACGAACCCCTGGAACACCGCCAAATAAAATAAAACCGCCCGGACCACCAGCACCACCACCACC